GTTCGGAAACCTATACCAAAGTGCCATAAATGCCGGCTTCAGGCCAAGTTATGCCCTAAAGCTGTCATCAAATCGCCCCTTATGGCTGTCTGAAACTATCCTGGCAAATTACGAACCGGAACAAATCAAGCAAGGTATTCAGAACATAGCTAAGAGTGCTGTTGATAGCAGAAGCCCAGATGATACCAGACTAAAAGCCTATGAGTTATTAGCTAAAATATCAGGGATGATTGACAGTAAGCATCAGACTAACGTAACACTCGTACAGCCTATTCTTGGGGCTGCATCCACACCGCCAACCACAAATAAACAAGTGATAGACTTATAGTAAGTACAGTAGGTAATACCCTATCCATAATAGGTTAGAACGTACGCCAACCATCACACATGTATAAGACATACACATACACATACACACTGAACGCCCCCCCCCAACCAACATAAATAAGAATTACTATATTACTTATATACATACATAAGACAGCAAAAAGGGTGGTAAAGGTATATCTTCATATAAGTACAAGGGTATATATAATAAAGAATGAAGTGATGTCTAAACACTCCAAAAGACTATGCGTAAAGAAAACCAGAAAAGCCGAATTAAAAATATATTTTTCTATACGTGAAGCGAAATTATAGAATTCATGTTATAAATAAAGGACTAAATAAGGAACTAAAACTAATGGCAAACAGAACTGTAAAAACAACCGGCAAGGGTACTGACGTTAATGCTGAGGGGAATGAGAAGCTGGACAACACTTCGACTACTACTGGCGAACTGGCTAGTCTCAGTCTGCATGACGACAATGCTAAGCTGGCGGGTTTGGCCAATGGCAAGCGCTTGAGCGACAATAAGAACAGCCTGGGCAACCAGAGTCAGTAAACTACAATGGCTGGCTTCCAAGCAGTCACCGCCACTCACAAACTCCTCAAATTAAACAAACGTATTCGAGCAGCTGCTGGTGGCACCTCTGCGTCTAAAACAATCTCTATTCTACTGATACTAATCGACAAGTGTCAGACGGCGGCTAATAACGACCAACAACTTCTAGTCAGCGTTGTCTCTGAATCACTGCCTCACCTTAAACGTGGGGTGATGCGTGACTTCATAAACATCATGGAAGCCCACGGTTACTTCAGAGAAGACCAGTGGAACCGCACTGACTTTATATATAGCTTCTCGCCCAAAGTTAAGATGGAGTTCTTCGGCGTTGACGCCCCGGACAAGGTTAGAGGCCCAAGACGAGACGTGCTATTTATGAATGAGGCTAACAACTGTCCGTTTGAGTCTTTTGAACAACTGGAAGTCCGTACTAAAGATGAAATCTGGTTGGACTGGAACCCGACTAATGAGTTCTGGTTCTATACTGAAATCCTACCATTTAGAACCGACGACCTGGACTTTATTACACTTACTTATAAAGACAACGAGAGTCTTGACCCGAATATCGTCCAAAGTATTGAAGCCCGGAAACACAATAAGAACTGGTGGCAAGTCTACGGTTTGGGTCTACTTGGTGACGTTGAAGGCAAGATATATAAAGACTGGGCGATTATTGATGAGATTCCCCACGAGGCCAGACTGGAGCGCCTCGGCTTGGACTTCGGCTACGCTAACGACCCGGCGGCTCTAGTGGCTGTCTATTACTATAACGGCGGCTACATAGTCGATGAGCTAATCCACCGCACTGGCATGAGCAACCGCAAGGTTGCCGACTACATCAACAACTCGGCCTTCCCCAACGCCCTGATTATCGCTGACTCGGCCGAACCGAAATCCATCGCTGAAATGCAGGAATACGGCCTGCACATAATCGGTGCTAATAAAGGCCAAGGTTCAGTCAATCAAGGCATCCAGTGGGTGCAAGACCAGCGCATGAGCGTCACCAAACGTAGCACTAACGTCATTAAAGCCTACCGTAACTATATGTGGAAGACCGACAAAGACGGCAAAATACTCGACGTTCCTAACCACTACCTGAGTGACGCCATGGACGCCATACGTTATGCTATGGAGAGTCTGCGTCCCGAAGACGATGACGACGAAATACCAACCAGCGGCAATTTAGCCCAATTATATTTAAGGTAACTATGGCATATCTAAACATCACAGACGATTTAAGCGCAAAGGGCCGAAAACTAGTAGAGGTCGGCCAAGTGCTGATGTTCGACTTTGAAGGCAGTCCGGTCTATCTTAAAATAATGCGAAAGTCAAATGACCAAGTCTGGGCTAAACGGCTTGACCCAAACAAGTTTTTACTTCCCGAAGAAGCTGACGAACAAGTTTACGTTGTACCGAAAACCTAAAACAGGTATTATTCAAACAGAAAGAAAAAATAAATGGCATTTCAATACCTTACTCCCGACAACGTCGTTGAGACTTACAAATCAAGTAAACAGTATACCGAAGGTCTGACCGATAATTTCTTTGAGTACGAGCGGATTGCCCGCAATAAGCCCCACGCCTCGATACCAAAGGAATACCCTAAGACTACCGACGGCACCACCGCCTCGATTATCAGGAAGACGCCGCACCGCATCATCCAGCAGATACCGAGCGGTAATGTCATCAGCGACACTAACGACTGGCTAAGTGTAGTTGCCAGCTTCATCTACCAAAAGAAGATTATCCCCAATGCCAACGAGGGTTACGCCCTGCTCCAGAAGTGCTGGCAAGTCGTCGAGCGCAGCCTGACCTTCGGCTACTGCCCGACATATACGCCGTTCGTCGAACACGGCGGCTATTTTTGTACTGACCTGCGCCTACCTTACTGGGGCGACATCTTCATGCAGCCCGGCAAACTCAGTGACGATGACGCTAACTACCTGTTTATGCGCAGTTGGTGGCAAACTAAAGACATCGAGGCTTTAATCGCTTCTCAGGAAAAGATTGATAAGAAAAACCGGACTTGGGACACCACTGCCCTCGCACAAGTCAAAGAGTTCGTGACTACCAAAGAAGAAAAAGCCAAGACCCCAGCCGAACGTGAGACTAACATCAACACCAAGGGCGGCATTGAGTTAGTCACCGGCTTCCAAAAAGGCATCGGCGCTAAGTTCTTTACCTTCCACCCGCAATCCGGCATCGTCGTCCGCACTAAGGTTAATAAAGACCCTCGGGGTGAAATGCCGCTGAAGTTCGCTTATGGTGATATTGACGGTAGCAATCCGTTTGGTCGCTCTGTTATCGACCTAGTCGGTGGTATGCAGAACCTGATGGACGGCGAAATGCAGATGTACCAGTACAACCGAGCCCTGCAGCTCAACCCGCCGTTAGTTAAGCGGGGTAGCTGGAATAAGAACAAGATTAAGTTCGCCCCGAACGTCATTATCGACATGGGTGCTGGTGGCCCCGAAGCTAACAGCCTAGAGCCGCTGAAGATTGACACCACTTCGTTAGCTAACTTCCCCGACAACTACGGCTTAATGAAATCCCAACTGCTCAACCTCCTAGCGTCGCCCGACACTTCGATTTCGGCTGACATCGGTAATCCCGGTTTCTCAAAGACGCCACAGGGGGTTGAGGCCGGTCGAGCCAACCTCAACATCGACGACAACTATATGCGCAAGCAGTTCGAGACGTGGTTCGAGCGCTGGAGCGAAGACGCCATTAATCTCTACTTCGCTGAACGCACCGGTATTGAAGAATTGCAACTGGACAGCGAAACTGCCGATAAGCTTAAAGACCTGGCTGAAGACGGCAAGTTTGACCTGAGTCTGCTGTCTGACGATAACCGCATTCGCATCGACTACGACTCGGCTACCGAGAAACTGGCCTTCCGAGTCGACCCAACCTCCAGCAAGGAACAAGACGACAACGAGCAATTAGCCCTGATTCAGGAAGCTCTGAAGACCGTCAGCCCACAAGTCTCCTATTATATGGGTCAGGACGGCTGGAAGTTTAATACCGGCGAAGCCTACCGTGTCTTACTGGAAAAGATGGGCATTGAGAACATCGGTGACATCGTTACTAAGATGAACGAACAAGAAGCCACCCAAGCTAAACAGCAACCATTCCCAATCGTTGACCCGCCACAAATCCGTATTAACAGCCAAGACCTCAACCCGACACAGTTACAAGCCGCTCTAGCCACTGGCGGCGTCACCGTTGACCCACAGGCCTCGCAAGCGCCACCAATCCAAGCCCAACTTGATTATCAGGTCGAAATGGCTAAACTACAGGCTCAAGCGAATCAGCCACAGGCCGCTCCGCAGCAGCCAGACCAAGGTTTAACGCCTGACCACGTCCTCAAAGCCGACGAACAGGCCCACAAACAGGTCATGGAACAAGCTCATTTGGGACTAGAAAGTGCTAAAATCCAGCTACAGGCTAAACAGGCCGACCAAGCCCACCAATTAGCCATCAAACAAGCCAATAAACCGCAACCAGCCGCTAAACCAGCGAAAGGCAAGTAATGGACGACGATTTAATGCCTAATAACGGCGAGTTTTTCTTCCCCAGAGAGCCCCAAGACCAGATAATTGCCCGTAAAAAAGAGCAAGCCAAGACCTTAGAGGCTAAAAAAGAGCTGGAGAAGATTGTCGACCACTTCAGTGAACGGATTAAGGCGACTGATTCCATCCAGAACGCCCTAGAAATTGCTAATGAGTACAAAGTTAGCAAAGAAACAGCCATTGTCGTCATGGATATGGTCTGTAAGCAACTAGAAGATGAAAGGCGGCGCATCGCTGAGTTGATAGACATCTACATTAAGTAAGGTGATTCGTGTGCCGGGTATGCCACCGTACCTGGCGCAGGGCTCATCTCACAGACCCTCCCCCGCCGAGGCACGCAACATGAAGAATAAATATCACATAACCCACCCCAAAATGTACTTCGCTTATTATGCGATGATTAGTCGTTGTTATAGTTCTAAACATAAGAGTTACAAGAACTATGGTGGACGAGGTATTAAAATTTGCGACCGGTGGCTAGAATCTTTTGAAAACTTCTTAGCAGATATGGGAGAGCGTCCGTACGGCATGACTCTAGACCGCATCGACAACGAGGGAGACTACACACCAGAGAACTGCCGCTGGGCCACGCCAGTTACTCAGAATCGTAACCAACGAGCGAAGAACAATCAATTTAATAAACCTGGAATTAGCGAAAAGGAATATAAGCGACTATGGCATTTAAAGCATAGAAAGGGAGTTGTTGTTGTATAATTTTTGGGGAATTTCACTTTATCGATAATGTCGCTAGAGTGAAGCACCTCAAAGCTTCCGTAATCGTCCCCGAATAGGACGTTAAACAAAAGGAGAAAGTATGGCTGACGAAGCCGCAGACGTACAAGATTCTAACGAAATCACGTTAGAAGACTTTATGGCCGACGAACAGGAGTCGCCCAAAACCGAGTCGTCACCGGTAGAAGAAACAAAACCTGAAGCGGAGCCAGAAGCCCCCAAAGAGGAGACGCAAGCTGACGATACAGCCGTCGAACCTGCGGAGACCGAGGCTAAAGACACAGAAACAGAAGACCAAGAGGTCGTTGAAACAGAAACAGAGAAACCGCAAACTAAGGCAGACGAACGAAAAACCCAACTCAATACTGAGATACGGGATTTGGTCGCCCAGCGTAACGCACTAAAGCAAGAAGTTGAGAAAATCAACGCCGAAGTGTATCAGCCCGCAACTGAACAAGAGTTAGTTGAGGGGGGCATGACTGCAACAGACGCTAAGGTGGAAGCATTGCGACAGCAAATTGAAGTCCGAGACTACAATGAGCGAGTCGCCGAAGCGCAGTTAACTTTACATAGTGAAGCAAACCGAGTCTTAAATGACTTTGCTTGGGCTAACCCAGATAGTTCGGAGTATAACGAAGAACTAGCTATGGAAGCATCCGAACTATTAAAGGCAAACCTCATATATGACCCCAACACTGGCCAAGAAATTGGTTCAAATGTCTCGCCTTACCAACTTTACAAAACGCTCAACAAGGCTGCCGGAATCAGCCAAGCGCAGGGGCAACTCAAAGGCCAGCAAGCGACCGAGAAGATGTTAGCTAACGCTGACGCTCCCAGTTCCGCTTCACCGCCTAAAGTAAAAGAAGACCCGCTCGTGGCGCTCTGGAAGTCTGACGACTAACAAACAAGGAAACCAATATGGCTTCTCAAAACTACGCTAGTGCCGTCCTTAGTCAAATCGACGAACGACTGGCCCTAGACTCGAAGACTGATGACATTGTTAACAAAGGCGGTGTCCGTCTTGATTTCAATGGCAAAAACTCAGTCACCATCTACACAGTTAACACTGTTTCCGAGGTCAACTACGTCCGTAGCGGTACCAACCGTTTCGGTACGCTAACTGAACTCGGTACTGGTACTCAGACATTTACTCTGAGCCAGGACAAGTCCTTCGCCTTCAGCGTCGACCGGGGAAACCTGGAAGATTCGCAGTTGGTACAGGAAGCAAACAAGGCTGTTAAGCGCCAAATCCGTGAAGTCGCTGTTCCAAACATCGACATTTACACTTTGGCTGCTGCACACGCTTTGGCACTGGCCCAGAGCCAGGGCGCTACCGCTGCCGTTACTAGCTCAAACGCTTACACCAAGTTTTTGGCTCAGAACGACGCTATGACTGAAGCTAAGGTACCTGAATCAGGCCGCCACTGCTTCATGTCCCCAGCAACTTACTCACTCCTCAAGCAGGACACGACCTTCATGCGTTCTTGCGATACCACTATGGCTGACCTTAAAAAGGGTGTCATTGGTCAGGTTGACGGTGTGACGTTGCACAAAGTGCCTAGCACTTACCTACCAGCAAACGAAGTCTTCCTATTCATCTGGGAAGAAGTCTTAATCCGCCCGATGAAGTTCAACTCTGTCCGTGTCCTTACTGACGTTCAAGGTATCGACGGTGCGGTTGCAGAAGGTCGACGCTACTACGACGTATTTGGCCCAGCCAATAAAGTCGCCGGTATCCGTTACCACCTGTCTGCCTAAAGAAAGGTCTTTATATGGACGCAAGTCAACTACCAAAACAAATATCTGGTGAAACAAACAGTGACAGGCAGATAAACCTGCCGGGTGTCTACGTCCACAAAGATTCGGGTGCAAAGTACATAACGCCTCCCGGTGAAGACGGTGTCATACACGCCGACCAGTTAATGTCCCCAATTTGGGAAAAAGCCTGGGAACGTGTTGGCGATGTACCGACCCGTGAGGAACTACTGGCTATGCAAAAAGCCCAAGCAGAGAACGAGGCTTTAATCGAAGGTAAGTCTAAGGCTGACAAACTGCCAGCTGGCGGCGAAACCTACGACCCTAAAGCCACCAAATAATTTAATGCCTCGACAGCGAGGATTAAGGAACTAAAAATATGGCTAACGATACTTCAGTCTCACAGGGACTAGGTAATGGTACCAATTACGAAAATATTGATACCAACAAAACTTTAACGCTCGCAGACTGCGGCGCAGTACAAAACGTAATCGCCGACGGCCTTACGATTACCCTGCCTGCAACTTCTGCCGGTGCTACTTTCACCATTCGTAACGGCGGTGTCCCAGCCTCTAGCTCTGTCGGAGCTGGTACTGGTAACGACGCTAGTGCGTTGGTAACGGTTCAGCCTAACGCCGCTGATAAAATTCAGGGGCTGGCCTTCACGGCTGCTGACAACAAAGCCGCTCTTAATACTAAAGCTACTTCTAAGGTTGGTGACTACATCAAGCTGGTTGGCGACGGTATTGACGGCTGGAACGTCATTGAAGCTCGTGGTATCTGGGCTCGGGCTGCCTAAATAGTCCATTGAGTAGCGTAATTGCCACGATACAAGTAATTGTTGACTTGTACGGCAACTGTGCGCTACTCTTAACTAAGAAATAGGAAAAAATAAATATGTCTACCACGTTAGCCACTCCCGGCGAACAACTTGAAATCATCGCCGGTACCGGCAAGAACGAAACTCTAACCCTGACTTTTGACGGCACAACCGTTGGTAATCTCGGGGCGCTTAAATTATTCCAAGTCTCAGGCTTAGTTGCCCTCAAGGTCTATGTCCAGGCTGTTCAAGGTTTGGCTGGCCCCAACGCCACTGTCGCTCTTGGCACGGCTACGCTAACGACTGGTATTATCACAACCACCACTGCTACCAGCATCGCTACTAATAAGACTTGGATTGCTTCACCAGCCGCTCTAGTTGCTGACACTGCCACCAACTTCCCAACCGTCGTTACTAACGAAGACATCCTACTGACGATTGGTACGGCTCGGATTAACCAGGGTCAACTGATGTTCACGGTTATCTGGCGGCCTCTCAGCGCCGGAGCTACCGTTACGGCTTACACGGCCGGAGCCAGCGCTTCACCTTCACGCAGTCCATCCGCTTCAACTTCGCCATCAGCTTCGGTATCGCCGTCCAGCTCGGCCAGCCCAAGCTCCTCGACTTCGGCGTCTATCTCAGCTTCGACCTCACCTTCCAGCTCGACTTCACCTTCCAGCTCATTGTCAGCTTCGACCAGCCCGAGCGCTTCGACCTCGCCGTCAGCCTCTACCAGCCCATCGGCCTCGCAGTCCCGCAGTCCTAGCGCCAGCGCCAGCGCCTCGTTGTCGCCGTCAGCTTCGACTTCAGCTTCCGCTTCAGTCTCCCCATCCAGCTCAACTAGCGCCAGCCCATCACCATCTCAAGCCCTATAAGGATAAACTATGGCTATTAAGAAAACAGGCAGCTTCCAGGGTCAAAGCAATAAGCTTGGCTATGGTGGCCGTGCCGCCCAACTTAAAGCTCAGGGTGTACCCGGTGGCGTTATCGGTATGTTAGCCCGTCGAGCCGGTGCTGCTCCCGGTGGCCCTAACTACCACGGCCCGAAAAAGAAAAAAGCAAAAAAAGGAATGACAGCGTTTAACAAGTTAATGGGGCATTAAGATGCCTGCTGCTGGACAATACCTAAAGAAGTGTAAGCGAGGGCACCTACGAGAAGGTGATAATCTTTTGATTACCTCTAATAATCAACGTATATGTAGACAATGTCATAAGATACGACATGAGGCTTATGTAGCATCAGAACATGGTCAGACTGAACGTAAAAAAGCAGCTGTAAAGTATCGAGAAACTAATAGAAGTCGTATTCGTGAACGCAGTCGTCTACGAACCAAGAAAGCCCAAGAGTTTATTAACATGATTAAACAAGGTCCGTGTATGGATTGTGGTAACACTTTCCCAACTTGTGCAATGGATTTAGACCATGTTAAGGGCGAAAAGAAGGACGATATAAGCGGTCTAATCGGTAGTGGTTCAACTCTACGGATTCTCATGGAAGAAGTAGATAAGTGCGAACTAGTTTGTGCAAACTGTCATCGAGTCAGAACTTATAATAGGAGAAAACAGAATGCCAGTTAAATTAGGCAAAACAATTGGCCCCTGTATTCGTGGAGATACCCGCACTGTTAATCTGACCTTTTTAGAGTCTGATGGCACTACCCCTGTTGACCTAACTGGTGGTACAGTTTACTTCACAGTCAATATTAGTTCTGACCCAGCCGATGACACCAGTATTGCCTTCCAGAAAACGGCTACCAGCTTCACTGACGCTACAGCTGGCCAACACACCTTCACCTTAACCCACAGCGATACCAACATCGACCCAGGCACTTATTGGTACGACTCACAATTCAAGGACGCCGTCGGTAATTATCTGTCTAGCTATCGTGGCAAATTCATTGTACAATCAGACGTAACCCGAACATAAAGGAGAAAAATCGGTGGCAGAAAACTCCCCCGCAATCATTGGAGCCGGTTGGGTCGGCAAATCAATGATGGAACTGTTCCCAGAAGCTGTCGTTTACGACGAACCTCTACTAAACAAAGCAAACAGACAACATGGCGAGAAGTACCAGCAGATGCGTTTAGAAGCTGGCCGAGCGGCTGTCAATGCCTGTGATGTTGCCTTCGTGTGCGTACCAACCCCTAACCTTGAAGATGGTAGTTTAGACACTTCAATCGTTGAGGAAGTAGTTGATTGGTGTGAATCAGACCTGATTGTTATTCGTTCGACTGTCATGCCGGGTACAGCCGACCGCCTTAAAGCCAAGACCGGCAAGCGCATAGTTACACAGCCAGAATACCTTGGCGAGACAGTAGCCCACCCACTGCTCGACCAAGGCGAACGCCCCTTTATGATACTGGGAGGCGACCCCAAAGACCGCCGCCAAACAATCGAACTATATCAAGGAGTTTACAATGCGAATATTAACATCCGCCAAGTCACTAATAAGGAAGCGGAGGTTATTAAGCTCTCAGAAAACCGGGCAATTATGTATAAAGTTGCCCAGTGCCAAGAACTTTACGACGCCTGCGAAGCCGCTGACATTGACTATTACACTGTCCGTGATGCCGTCTATGGAGATGACCCTCGCTTCAACCTCTGGCATACATTTGTCTTCCCTGACGCTAGAGGGGCCAATTCAAAGTGTATACCCAAAGACACGTTAGCTTGGGCAGCCTGGGCTGAATCGGTCGGAGCAGATACACAGATTATGCAAGCGATACATAAAAGAAATAGTGAGTTAGTAAATGGTATCAATAGTAATCCCCAGTCGTAACGAATACTTCCTTAACAAAACCATTGATGACCTACTGAGTAAGGCTCGGGGTGAGATTGAAATCATCGTCGTACTAGACGGAATGTGGCAAGAAGTTCGGGAAGACCCGAGAGTCAAGGTTATCCATCACGGCGGCGTCCACGATAACTTCGGCCTAAGAGACAGCGTTAACCGAGGCATGGACATGGCGCAAGGTGAATACGTTATGAAGGCTGATGGCCACACCATGTGGGACGAAGGCTTTGACCTGAAACTCATCGAAGATTGTGAAGACAACTGGGTGGTTATTCCTAGACGTTACCGACTAGAACCGGAAAGTTGGACGCTGGTCGAAGATGGCCGCCCGCCGATTGATTATATGTTTATCGCCTATCCCTACGAGCGGCCGTTTGATGCTACCTGCGGTCTACACGGTGACATCTGGAAAGCCGCCTACAACGAACGTAGAGACCTTCTAATCGACGATTTAATGACAATGCAGGGTTCGGCCTATTTCATGAAAAAAACGCACTGGGAGTGGCTAGGAGGCTTAGACGACACATTCTACGGCCCATTCACCCACGAGGCCCAGGAAATCAGCAATAAAACTTGGTTAGGTGGTGGTCGGGTGATTGTTAATAAGAAGACCTGGTACGCCCACCTACATAAGGGTAAGAAGTACGGTACGGGTTACGGTTTCTCGACCGCTCAGTGGGCCAACTGGAAGCGCTTACATGAACAGGGTCGGGTCTGGTGCATTGACCACTGGGTTAACAATAAATGGGAAGACCGGATGCATGACTGGGAATGGCTGATTAACAAGTTCTGGAACTTCACCAGCGAAGGCCGGATACCGACTTGGCCGGACGACTGGAAAACGAAAATTATTGAAGACGAAAAGACCGATTGGAAATACTCAGGAGAAAATACATGGCAAGGGTAACAGACTTAATCCACCATAAGTACAACATCAAGCGGGACGTGATTGAGATACCGAACGCCACCCGTGACGATTTAGCCCAGCTTTTCCACGACCTCGACTTCAAGGTTGGGGCTGAGATTGGCGTAGCTGCTGGTGAATACTCCAAGGTGATTATGGAGAACAACCCGCAACTAGAAAAGATGTATGGTGTTGACCCTTACCTACCCTATAAGGACTACAAAGACTATGTGCGCACTTCAACCTTCCAGACACTGCTTGATGAAGCTAAATCCCGCCTCGACCAATACCCGGCCTACGAGTTCATCAGGGAAATGAGCGTTGAAGCCAGTAAAGATTTTGAAGACGGCAGCCTGGACTTTGTCTACATTGACGCTAACCATCAGGAAAAGTATGCTTACGAAGATATTGCTGCCTGGGCTCCGAAAGTTAAGGCTGGTGGGGTTGTGGCTGGCCATGACTACGCCCGACTAAAAGCCAAGAATGGCGAAGACTCAACCAACTGGGCGGTTATCCCAGCTGTCCACCGCTATGTTAAAGAGAATGGTTATCAACTGTATATCTGGGGGTTAGAAGCCAAACTGCCCGGGCTAAAGCGTGATGCCGTTAGAAGTTGGATGTTTGAGAAATGAGAATAGAATACGAAAACTCATGGTGCAGTCACATCCCCGTCTTAAAACAAGTCTTAGACGTTTCTACTGGGCCAGTCTTAGAGCTGGGCGCTGGGTTATTCAGTACGCCTATGTTGTACTGGCTTTGTTTTGACCAAGGCCGTGAACTGACCAGCTACGATAATAACCCCGACTACACGGCAACTCTAAAGAAGTTCAACGTCCAGTACATCGACGACTGGGATAAGGTCGAAGTCAAGCCGTATAGTGTAGTCTTTATCGACCAGGCCCCCTTTGAACGCCGTCATATTGACGCTGCCCGTTTCGCTAACGTCGCTGACTATGTGGTCATTCATGACTCGCAGCGCCACCTTAACCAATATTCCAAATACGACACCATCTACCACCTGTTCAAATATAAAGCGGTTTACCGTAAAACCAAACCGCACACAACAGTTTTAAGTAACAAATATGACTTCCAATTCAATTCCTGAAATTATCCACCAAATCTGGATAGGCCCCAAGCCTCGCCCTGTCGAGTGGATGCAGACATGGGAACAGATGAATCCCAACATGGGTTACGCCCTGTGGGACGAGGAGTTGTTACAAGACTTTGGTCTGCGCTACAAAAAGCAGTTTGACTATCTCTATAGTGTTGGTGAGTACCGAGGCGCTAGTGACATCGCCAGGGTAGAGATTATAGAACGCTTAGGCGGTGTTTATATTGATGCTGACAGTGTCTGTGTTAAGAGTATTGAAGATGCCCCCTTTATGCAGACCCAGTTCTTTGTTAATAAAGAGTTCGACCATAAACGGGGTGAGTTCAAGAACCGTGTCCAGAACGCTCACATCGGCGCTATACCGCACCACCCGATAATGACTCAGTACCTAGACCGAATCGCTGACTTTGACGTCACCACAACTGACTGGATGTGGATTGGCGGCAAGACACTTACTGAGTTAATTAACAAGCAAATTATGCTCCTGCCTATCTGTACGTTCACTCCCACTAACTTTGACGGACGGGTCGCCCCGCAAGAAGGTGACACTTACGCCGAACACCGTTGGGGGACGACAAAGGGTACCTATGCGTCCTAAGATTGCAGTAGTAACCGCTAGCCTCGGTGGCTTCGATACCAAGCAAGACCACGAGAAACAAGCAGTCGCTTGTGATTTCGTGCATTTAACTGACAAAGAGTTTCCACCCCGTACGGCGGCGATGACACCCCGTTTGCAAGCCCGACTCGCTAAAATGACAGGCTGGCAACTCGTACCAGATTATGAGTATTATCTCTGGCTGGATAGTTCCTGCAAACTTACCAAATCCAATTCAGTTGAATGGTTTATGGAGCAGTTGGGTGACGCTGACTTTGCTACGTTCAAACACCCTCATCGTAAAACTGTCCAAGAAGAAGCCGACTACTTACGCCACCGCCTGAAGATTAACTGCCCTTATGTAACGCCTCGCTATGCCAACGAACGCCTAGACGACCAGATGGCTGTGGTTGAGCCTGATGACCCACTCTACGCCACCACCGCCATTATCTATAAGAATGATACCCCTGCCCGTGACCTACTGACTATCTGGTGGTTACACACTTCGATGTACCACACCAATGAGCAGCTATCGCTCCAGACCGCCGTTCGTCACTCGGGCGCTACCATTAACGTCATCCCAGATAATTACCTAAAGTGCGACTATATCGAGTATGTCAGGAACCAGTGACCTTACCATTGTAATGTTTACAGCGAATGTCTTGCCGCTACCGTTTGCCAGCAAGATGTATGAGCAGTTACTAAAGGCAGCCCAGGGCCAGCCTATTATTGTGGTGTCGAAGATTCCAATGCCGATTGACGAGGAGAACATTGTGGTGGAGTCGCCACGCAGTCACTTTAATATCTACCGGCAGGCTCTGATTGGCGCACGGGCTGCCAAGACTAAGTATATCGCTCTAGCTGAGGATGACGTGTTGTATTCGCCGGAACATTTCAAACAGCGTAGTAGTGAAGGCGTCTTCGCCTATAACCTCGGCGCTTGGAGTGTTTACACTTGGGGTGAACCAATGTACAGCCACAAAGGTACTGTCCGGCGCAACCTTAATAGTCTTATCTGTGAACGGGAATTATTTATTAAGGCTATGGAGGAACGCTTTGCTAAGTACCCGCACGATGAAGCTAACAAAGATTACTGGGCTGAACCTGGCCGCTACGAACGGCACCTCGGCGTCACTGAGTACCCGACTGAAGTCTTCTATATCAACCCGCCCAACATCATCTTCTCGCACCAGACAGAGTTATCTTTTGCCGGACTCGGTACCAGAAAGCGAGTCGGTGAGTTCCGTGCTTATGACATCCCCTACTGGGGTCATATATCAAAAATAAGGAGTATGTACGATGAGTAGGAGAGTATTGTTTACTGGTGGTAGTGGCTTTATTGGTGGTAATGTCCTGAAGTATATGCTGGATAATACTGACTGGCAGTTCACGGCAATCTGTAGTTGGCGGCACGTCGGCAGTCCACTGAATATGCCGGTTGACCCGAGGATTACAGTTGTTACCCATGACCTGACCGGCAAGATACCTGACCTTGGTGACTTTGACTATATTGTTAATCTAGCTAGTGAGAGCCACGTTGACCGTAGTATTTCCGACCCGCTGCCATTTATTGAGAATAATGTTAGTCTCAACTTACAATTACTGGAGTACGCCCGTCAGCACCGACCCAAGGTCTTTTTACAGTTCAGCACCGATGAAGTTTACGGCGCTCGGGAACATGATGAGTGGGACGTGCTACTACCATCTAACCCTTATTCGGCTTCCAAGGCTTCTCAGGAAATGATTTGTATTGCCTACTGGAAGACCTACGCCATACCTATAGTCCTAACCAACAGCAACAATATTGTCGGCCCTAACCAGCACCCCGAAAAGTTTGTACCTAAAGTCTTTGAATTACTAAATGAAGGCAAGCCCATCACTATTCATACCAGCAACGGCCACCCAGCAAGGCGCTACTGGAATAATGTTGACAATGTCGCCGACGCTCTGATATTCATACTAAAGAGACCGCCTGTCAGCTACCCCAATACTGACCGGCCAGACCGCTTCAACATCCCTGGTGGCAAGGAACTAAACACACTGGAAGTCGCTGAAATGATAGCCAAAATTGCTAACAAAAAACTAGAAGTCGAATACATCGCTGGTAGCTCAGTTCGCCCTGGTTTTGATGACTTCTACGCTGAAACTGAAGGTCGCCTGTCCCGCCTTGGTTGGAAAGCACCCTACACACTTGAGGAGGCACTCAAGAAATGTATGACCTAAGTATCCTTATCCCTAGTAGAAATGAAATGTTCGTCAGTAATACGGTTGATGACATTCTAAAGAACAAGCGGGGTAAGACCCAAGTTATTGTTGGACTAGATGGAGCTTGGGCCGAGCCCGGCATTGTCGGCCACCCAGATGTGATTGTGGTTTATGTCTCACAGTCGCTCGGTCAACGGGCGATGACCAATGCTCTATGTCGGTTAAGCAAGGCTAAATATGTAGCTAAGGCTGATGCCCACTGTGCCTTTGACGAGGGCTTTGACGTTAAGTTAATGGACGCTATGAAAGGCCACGATGATTGGACAGTTGTGCCGACTATGCGTAACCTCCACGCTTTCGACTGGAAGTGTATGCAGTGCGGCAAACGAACCTACCAAGGCCCAACACCCGGCACCCAGAAACAGCTAGATGCTAATGGTGGTCGGGCTTGTAGTGACTGTGACAACACCACTAACTTCAAACGCAAGGTGTTGTGGTATCCAAAACCAAGTCCTCAGAGTAAATCGTACTGCTTTGACTCCGAACCGCACTTCCAATACTTTGGCGAGTTTAATAAACGTCCGGAAGGTAAAGGCGACATAACACCAACCATGAGCTTGCAGGGCAGTTTCTTTATGCTAACCAGAGACAAATACTGGGAGTTAGACATCTGCGATGAGAACTTTGGCAGCTGGGGCAGTCAAGGGATTGAAGTGGCCGTGAAGACGTGGCTATCAGGTGGTCAGGTGATGTGCGTCCAGACAACCTGGTACGCCCATATGTTCCGCACGCAAGGCGGCGATTTCAGTTTCCCTTATCCTCAGCACCAGAGTCAGGTTAATGAAGCTAAGTCCAAAGCCAAGCAGCTATTCTTTGAGAACGCCTGGCCTGGTCAGAAACTACCGTTAAGCTGGTTACTCGAGAAGTTTTGGCCGGTTAAAGGCTGGACTGAAGAAGAATTTGAAGCCCTAAAGAAAGTACCAATGCCATGACCGCATCAATAATCTATTATACTGACAATCAGTTACGGGAACCAATAGCGACTACCGTGCGAGAACAGTTACTAAAGATTAGTCAGGAGCGTAATCTTCCAATTGTCTCCGCCTCACTAGAGCCACTGGACTTCGGCGAAAACCACCACGTCCAAATGAAGCGGGGCTATGAAGCAATGTTCACCCAGATACTGACCTGTCTGGAAAACGCCAAGACTGACCTAGTCTACTTCTGTGAAGCTGACGTGCTGTATCACCCATCACACTTCGACTGGCAACCCGATAACCTCAAGCAGTGGTGGTACAACCAGAACTGGTACAAGATAGGCAAGGGTGACTTAGCTGTTCACTGGGACGCTGACCAAGTCAGTGGTATTGTAGTCGGTCGGGAGACTGCTCTCGAGTATTATAAACAGCGTCTGGCTGAGTTTGACCCCAACAACTTTGACCGCAAGTTCGAGCCCCTAAGTGGCGAAGGTTCATTCAGCTGGAAGTCGGACTTCCCGAACATCGACATTCGACACAATCACAACCTAACGTATAATAAGTGGAGTCTCAGCGATTTTCGCAATAAGGCTACGGCTGTTAATTTTACACAAACAACAATAGACAAAATCCCAGGTTGGGATAAAAATGAACTTCAACAAATCCTATTATGACCAAATCTGGGGAACCGTCCACCGCCATGATTATTGTGAATCTCTAGCCAACGAACTTATTGCTAAGTTTAATCCCAAATCGGTACTGGACATTGGTACGGGCTGTGGTGAGCTAGTTCGAGTGCTCCGAGAAAAGGGTGTTGAGGCTTATGGGCTGGAAATAAGTGAATATGCGGTTGCTAATTCGCACGGTAACGTGATTCTTGGTTCAGTAACGGATATTCCATTCAAAAACGGCCAGTTTGACCTAGTTTACTCTCAAGGGCTTTGGGAATATGTAGCCGAGGCTGATATAGATAGAGCTTGGGCCGAGTGTCTACGGGTCGGAAAGCACCAAGAACATAATATCGACACCCTAACAGATACGGCAGAATGGAGCGCTGATTTCGTAACCCATGAATCTTCTGAGTGGTGGGCGCAGAAACTCAAGCAGCCTAAAGTGCTAGTAGCTTGTCCGACCCATCTGGTAAAGGATTACGCTATGCAGCGATGGATAGATAACGTCAAGGCGCTAAGTTACCCGCATTACGACATTCTACTAGTCGATAACTCGCCTAACGGCGAGATGGTTGAAAAATATGGTGACCAAGTACCAATGATTAAACTCGACACTACCGGCATTGAGGGCAGGGCTATTACTCGTATAAACCGAAGTATGGAGTTGATTCGTCAGCATTTTCTTGAGGGAGACTATACGCACTGGATGGATATTGAGATAGATGTCATCCCGCAAAAAGATGTAATTGAACTATTCCTGGGCTATAAAGGTGATTGGATTTCTCATGCCTACCCAGCCAGAGGTGATGATATTTCGCTTGCTCAACAGGGAATTGGCTGTTCGTTATTATCGCGACGCTTGCTCGAGAATTTTGACTGGAAGGATGCCGAGGATAATACAACCCCTGACGGTTGGCTCTGGGATAGGGTGCGGCCCCACGCCTATGATTACCCAACGACTGAACTTTGGGGCTATTTAACGATAGAGCATTTAGCGAGTTAATATGCCTACTATTCGACAAGAAATAAATATACTAAGCGGTGAAGTCATAACATCTAATGTCACGGGTGGCGGAAATGTTACTAGTAAAGCCCTGGTGCAGCTAGATAAAACTCAATATGTAAACCCCACATATTATTTTGAATGGGTTGTCAAAAACACCAATGCTAGTACCGCAACGAACGTACAATTGTTCGGTTCTTCTGATGCCAATCTTGGAGCTACGAGCGTACCAGCCAACACCACGAACTATACTCGTATTCGCTCTAGTGCCGTAACTATACCCTCTTCGATACAAGATTTTTCAGTATCTGTAGCAACCTCTGCTATAGCAGGGCAGGTTTCCGTTAAAGCGGCCCGCATCATTGTCATAGACAACCCCACCACTTTAACCTCTACCGAAACTCAAATTGAAATTGGTATGACTAAGACGGGGTTGACTTCTACGGCCGCTACCAAAGTCGTCCCCGACACCACGCTTACAAAATACTGGAAATACACAGCTGCTAACTGGGATGGGACTAAGACATTCTATGCCGAAGTCACCTATGCAATGGCTTCGACTAAATCTTCTGGCACGTTTGTCCTACAAGAAGATAATGGCTCATTTGCTTCGTGGACAGACAAGGTAACTATCGTAAATGCCGGAACAGCCGCCACAGCCACTAGAGTGCGTTCTGCTTCTTTCACGCCCACAGACGGCAGAAACTATCGCATTGCCTATCTAGTAGCTTCATCTAAGACCGCCGCCTCCGTCTATAACGCTAAGATTATTGTAGACCAGACTGATGGTAGACAAGTATCAGATGATGGCGATGCCGATTCTCTAGCCATACAAGGAGGCACAGCCGCCAGCGGCCAAACGGCCCAAGCAAGAGCGCAAGCCTTCAAAATACAAACGACATCTAGTATTACAGGAGTAAAACTAAAATTACTAAAAACAGGTTCACCTACAGATACGCTCAATGTAGATATAGTAAGTTCTCTAGGGGGTTCGTCACTCGCTAATGCTACCCAGTCCGCTTCTGCACTTACTACAAGCGGGGCAGTTTATACATTGACTTTTGGTAGCCCGGTCACATTAACTGGCGGGACCACTTACTATATTCAGTTAACCCGTTCCCCAGATAACAGTGACACTACAAATTATATTAGGTGGAATAGGGCTGCTTCAGATGTATATAGTGGTTTTGAACCGCAAACTAGAGCCAACAATGCTTGGACTGCAAATACTGGCAATGGGGATATGTATTTTGAACTTATTGGGCAAGCGGGGCTGACCCTCCTAGAACCCCAATACCTACTACTCAATACAGCCGATTCTAATGCTACGGGTGTTCAGTCCTACCAAACTCTTTGGGATTCGACCGAATGGGCCAGTGTCACCAATGTCTACAAACACGCTATAGACAGTGACAATGCCTCTAACTCAGCCAAGCTAACAGATATTACCGCTTCGGCTGACGTTACTTCATCGACGGTTACCGGGGCCAACCAACAGATTAGTACAGCGCTGACCATGCCGACGACTGGCGATGAAATAGACGTCAACATCTTAAATACGACTGGTGTAGTTGCGGCTTCCAGAATATTAGTAGCCACGACAGTTGGTGGTGGTAGTAGTACCTCGCCATCTTCATCACTGTCACCGTCAGCTAGTACCAGTCCGAGTGCCTCAACAAGCCCTTCGGCATCTACGTCACCTTCATCCTCCGTATCAGCTTCAGTCAGCCCCAGTAGCTCAACATCACCATCCAGTAGTGTTTCAGCTTCTGTCAGCCCATCATCATCTACAAGTCCTAGTTCTTCGGTCTCGCCTAGTTCTAGCACGAGCGCCTCGACTTCTCCAAGTTCGAGTGCTAGTGCCTCTACTTCGCCGTCTAGTTCTGTGTCACCAAGTGCATCGACTTCACCGTCAAGTTCGGTTAGTGCCTCGACTTCACCCAGTAGTTCTGCCAGTGCGTCCGTTAGCCCATCTGCCAGTACATCACCTAGCTCGTCTACCAGCCCGAGTTCATCAATTTCTGCCAGTACCAGTCCCTCGTCATCAGCTAGTGCTAGTGTTAGTCCTTCGTCGAGTACCAGTCCCAGTTCATCGGTGTCACCTTCGAGTAGTATCTCAGCTTCCACGTCGCCATCAAGTTCGGTCAGCGCTTCTGTCTCACCAAGTTCCAGCACCTCGCCTAGTTCCTCAATCTCGGCATCTGTTTCGCCTTCAAGTTCCACAAGTCCATCTAGTTCTATCAGTGCATCAGTATCACCGTCTAGCAGTACCTCACCATCTTCTAGTGCTAGCCCGTCGTCAAGTATCAGTGCTTCAACTTCGCCTAGCTCCAGCGCCAGCGCTTCGGTGTCTCCGAGTGCGTCAACAAGTCCATCAGCCTCTACGAGTCCTTCTGCCTCACGTTCGCCATCCAGCTCCATAAGTGCTTCGGTATCACCATCTTCTAGTGCATCAGCTTCTGTCAGTCCCAGTTCATCAACAAGTCCCTCGGCCTCGGTAAGTCCATCCTCATCAACTAGCGCATCGACGTCACCATCTTCATCCGTTTCAGCCAGTGTTAGCCCCAGTAGTTCGGTTTCCCCGTCTAGTTCGGTATCGGCTTCGACTTCGCCCTCATCATCGGTTTCAGCCTCGGTCTCACCCTCGGCCTCGACTAGCCCGAGTAGTTCTACCAGTCCCAGTAGTTCGGTATCAGCCAGCACTTCACCTTCAGCGTCGGTTTCGCCAAGTTCGTCTATTTCACCCTCAGTTGGTTCATCGACTTCGCCTAGTTCCTCGCTCAGCCCCAGCTCCTCAGTTAGCCCATCTATAAGTCCTTCGTCAAGTATTTCGTCAAGCGTTAGCCCTTCCAGTTCAATTAGTGCGTCAACCAGTCCGTCTTCTAGTGTGTCACCCTCAAGTTCGGCTAGTGCGTCCCTGTCCCCATCCACCTCTATTAGCCCCTCGGTTTCGCCGAGTTCGTCTATTAGTGCCAGCGTCTCGCCGAGTTCTAGCGCTTCGTCCAGCCCTAGTCCAGCTATTACCGGTAAGGCTCATGCTGTTTCAGCCACCCAACAAGTCGACAGCGTAGTCATAATCCGCTCGACTTCTGCCAGCGTTCAAGCTATTAAGGGCGATGATTCACTTATAATGATGCCCGTGAAAGGCGATACCAATATCGTAGTTACACCGTAATGGCACTTCTATCTACACTCACTGATACTTTTGACACCAGCATATCCGCCAGCTGGACGCCTACTGGTTCGCCAACTATCGTTTCTGGCCAGCTCAATTTACATACCATATCTGGTACCACCAGTTACGAATATATTACCTCAGCTACTACCTATGACTTAACTGGTAGTTATGGCCATTCGCAACTAATCAATGCCGGTAATCAATCGTTAGCCAGTCTACAAGCTATTCCAATTAGAATTACTTTAGATGCTAATAACTCACTAATTTGGTTTGTTGGCGGCAACCTATTAGTCGCCCAGAAACAGGTTGCTAATGTATACACAACTCTTAAAAATAGTACGACCTATAACTCATCTATTCATAAATACTTCAAGATTCGAGAGTCTGGCGGCACAATCTTCTGGGACTTTTCCACCGACGGCTATACCTGGACAAACTATACCTCTTTAGCCAACCCATTTGCCGTTACAGCCATTACAGCCGTCCTTCAAGCCGGTACGTTTAATACCGAAGCCTCAAGTTCAACCATTATAATTGACAATTTCAACACGCCTTTCTCCAGCCCTTCAGCTTCCACTAGTCCTTCTGCCTCTACTTCGCCAAGTTCGTCAGTAAGTGCATCTACATCGCCATCTAGTTCGGTTTCAGCTAGTATATCCCCTTCTGCTTCGGTAAGTCCAAGTTCTAGTGTTAGTTCTAGTCCATCAGCCAGTGTTTCCCCGTCTGCCAGCGCCAGTCCAACCCCATCACCGTCTGTTTCACCGTCATCAAGTCTCAGCCCTAGTACCTCAATCTCGGCTTCCCCTTCAGCCGCCTTTGAACCAACTGCTAGTTCAGTCTCAGCCATCAAACAAGCCGACAACCTCACCATTACTAAACCAGCCGACTTCAATCTAACCATCATTGACTAATTAAATACCATGTGCTACAGTGATGGACATGAGAATATTACTAGCGACTATATTAATTATAATTTTGGGAGGACTATTTGTGGCAACAATACCTAAGAATCAAGTTATTGACCCGAACAATTACAGTCAGGGCTACACTTACGGTAAAAAGACTGGCAATTCTTATCTAGCCCCACTCAAAGCTGACGCACCATTCAACGCTGGTGCTGCACAAGCTGTCAAAGACAGTAAAAAGTAGTATTGACTTTCTGTTCTCTGTGGTACGATATGATTAGATTTTCTATATCCAAACACAGGAACAAAAATGTCAGATTATCAATTTTCAAGTCTCGTCCCTTACAGCACTTCATATATAAGTGACCCGAATAATCTACAAACAATAGTTGACACAAACCCAGCCTATACTGATGCTGCTCAAGCACAGTATGATTCACTACTTAGCGGGAGCGGTGGCACTAGCGGTGGCACGACTTATTCCGACCCTTACGCTGCTTATGGTGGCCAGACCGCCTACAACCAGAATATTGCTCAATACGACCAAGGCATTTCCAACACCCAAGCTGCGATAGACCGCCTCGGTAGCCAGCTTAACTCAGGCTATGGCACAATCGACGCTTCTTACCAAAATGCCCTCAATCAGTTACTGGGCAATGAGAATCAGGGCAAGGCTTCTTACGATACTAACGTACTACAAAACCAGCAAGATTATGTTGGCGGCAAGAATACAGTGCGGTCTAATGCCGGTTCCAGTCTGAATGGCCTACTACGACTCCTTGGTTCCAGGGGCGCAGGTGGTTCAAGCGCTGCTCGTATCACAGCCCCTGGAGCTATAGCTCGTCAGGCTACTTTACAGCAAGCTGACCTTGGCAATACTTATGGTCACAATGCTCAAGGACTAGACACGGCCTTCAACAACTTTGAAATCGGTATCAACAATCAGCGTTCGAGTGCTTCTAATCAGCGTGACCAACAGCGTCAAGGTTTACAGCAAACTATTGATAATAACAAGGCTAACCTACTTCAGACCCTGGCTCAATTAACCGGTCAGAAAGCTGCCTACACTGGCGGTAACGCCACAGCTGCTGCCCAACCATATCTCAATCAGGCTAATTCGATTCTCAATAGTCTGGCGACCTATAACACAGCCCCAATTAACTACCAAACCCAAGCCTACACCGCTCCTACATTAGATAAATATCTATCTAGTTCTATCACCCCGACTATTCAAGGCCAAGCTCCTACCAACGATTACGTTTCACCGTATCTAGCAACTCTTCTCAAAAAGCAGCCGACAACGACTGGGGCCTAATATGAGCCTGCAAGTTACTCAGGCACTTAATCAGCTCCTCAGTGGAGTTCGACAACCATATCCCGGGCAAGTCCAAGCACCAGAGTTACAGCCTCAGAATCCAGACTATATGGATATTTCTCGACCGGTACAAAGGACGTTCCCAGTACGTCGACTTCAACCCCAACCGAACTTTACTCAAAATCAACCTCAAGTTGGTGTAATTGGTTATAGTATTAAAAACCTAGCCGATATTTATAATCAGAATCATCCCCCACGCCCCTATGGTGGTTATGGCCTTCCTTACCACGACATTTCTGGTCAACAACGAATTCCTAGCAACCTAACTGATTCCCTCCATTTTCTGACAAGCGGGCTTAAGGGTCTACCCTCCATTGCCCTACATACACTACTTCACCCTCGGGAGCTTCTATAAATGGCTGGCTTATTAAGCTGGGCTAAACGTGAAGTCAGCTCCATCTATCATGGTATTAACCCTTTAGACCATGGTCAGGGTTGGACGAGTCAGGCTCCAGCACAAGATGGCCCAGTCCGTCGCCCAGTCATGCTGCACCGACCACTACTCAATAACAACTCTCCAGTTAATATTGGCCAGCAACAAGTCCATAACCCCGTTGCTAGAGTCAATCAACCAGCCCTGCCTTATCATACGCCCGGTATTGTAAAGCCCATTGTTAATCTGGCTCAATCAATCGAGACTGCACCCCTTGGTACGGCCGCCCGAGTTGCAGCTGCTAACATAACCCATAATCCAATTGCTCGCCAAAATGCCATCAATCAAGGCAAGCAGGCCATTGCTCAATCACTAAACTTCAAACCACAACACACTGCTGACGGTCGCCTAAAAGCCAATCCAAATATAACAGCCATTGCTATGGGCACTGAGGCCGGGTTACCAAAACGGGTACCCAATACGCTTAAAACTACTACTGGTAAAGTCATCACTAAGAGTGAGTTTAATAAAATGATTCCAGCTGTTAAGGGTACCCCGAGTATTTCTAAAGAAGAACTGGCTAATCTAACTAGTAAAGAACAGATGGCCATGCACAAGTTTGAGCAGCCACTGAAAGCACCTGAAGTTAATACTGCCAAGAATCCATTTAAGGCCAATATTCCGGAGGTTCAGCCCAATGACTTTGGTCAGGTTGTCGCTAATGAACAGGTAGCTTCTAAGCCAATTCAAAATGCTGGCCGGGTTTGGGCTAATCATTTTCGACAACTTCAGAAGTCTAATCCCAATGAAGCTAAAAACTTCTGGCGCTACTTTAATGACCCTGGCTATGCTGATGCAAAGAAGTCCGCCCAACTCACTAAGACACTTAAAGCCTGGCGAGCAGTTGACGATAGGATTCATGGCACTTCACAGGTTCTGGGCGGTAACACTAATTACCTAGAGAATCATGGCCTACACCCAGTAGTATTTAATGAAGACCTAACTAATCACTTAGTTAATGGTGGTAATCCAGATAAATTCGCTGGTCTTCACAACCTGTCTCGTAAACACCAAACTATTGCCGAACTTGAACAGGCTGCTCAGAAGGGTGGTTTCTCAGTTGGTACTGACCCATTGAGCGAAGGTACTAACTATATTAATGCTAGTGCAGCCGCACTAAGACGCCGGGCGATTGTTAAGGGTGTTGGTGAGGCTGACAGACTTAATCTTGATAAGAAACATAATCTTACTTTGGGTGTTGATAATTCAATACCAATTTCTACCTCGGCTAAGAATGAATTGAGAGGTTTGCAGCGGTCGCTACCCACGGATAATCGGGTTGCCCAAGGTGCTCGTACCGCTAATGTCGCCGCTAAAAGTACTCTACTTTCCTTTGGCCAGTTCCACCCAATCAACATCTCTGTCTTGCGAGCTAGTCCTACACTGGCTATTCCAAAGCCATCTACACTGATTTATCGTAATGCTGCGACGGGTGAACTAGGCATTGACCCGACTATGAGCGCCCACCCAATCAGTGCTGCCAAGGGACTTTATAAGACCTTTCGACCACTCGCACCAGGTGGCAAACAATTTGCAGCCCACATTAATGAGAAGGCTGTAGCTGATGGAACCGACCTTAAGGCAGCCAAGATTGGCGCACCGTATAATGCTAACTTTCTTGATAATTCTGGCGCTCGAATAGCCGGGGTCGGTCACGATTTACTTGGTCGTCAGATGCTCGGTATGCACGACGAAGCAGTCCGTAGCGTTATTAAAGACCTTGAAAAACGAGGCGTTTCATTAGATAGCCCAGAAGCTCGTAGTGCTGGTAAAGCCGTAAATAACATGATGGGTTTTGTTAATGATGAGGCCCAGAAGCTACCACCAATTGTTGCCCGACAAATGGGTGATTGGTTACTGGCTAGGCAGTTTACCCATTCTAAGTTCAGTCAGCTTAGAACAGGTGCTACAACTAAAGGCGTGGCTGGTGGCTATGCTCGGGCCAACGTCGCAGCCAATGTGATTGCTTCGACTGCCATTATCGCTGGTCTAGGTTATGCCCTGAAACAGAAATCAGACAATGCTCGTGACGCTCTTATTAGAGCTTTAACTGACCCAGCTATTCCAACTCCACTTAAAGACAACCGAGGCAACACTGTTAAGTTACGCATACCTGGTACTGATTCCTCAGACGTAGCTAAGCTACTAGGTATCAAACCGGTTCGTCAGGCTGACGGTCACCTGAGTATTAGCTGGACTCCTGGTAATATGCCGTCGACTGTATCTGATTATGCTAGGGCTCGATTAGCTCCATTCGCCGGAGCTGGTCTTAAGGTCGCAACCAACAGTAACTACGCCGGTAAGCCGCTATATGACCCCAATGCTAAGTTCGGAACTCAAGCGGAACAAGCCGCTACCATTCTCGGGACTGGACTATTGCCGATTGGCTTACAGGGTGCTGCTCAAACTAAGGCCATCGAAAGTCACCTACCTGGCAATGTACAGGATGTACTTAATGCCAATAAACCTGGCGGCAACCCATTGGTTAAGTCGGTTGGTTCAGCCTTTGGTGTCACGCCGACGACTGATACGACCGTTGGCAAGGGTCTGGAAAGCAGTCGCTACTTCAGTGCTTTAGACCAAGCCAAGAAGGGCCTTAACCAGCACGAACTAGATACCATTAATGCCCTCTATGGTAGTAAAAAGAATCCTGTTACTGGCAAGTATGATGTTCAGCCTAATGTTCACGATTCACAGCGCCGTGCCAGCGACCTATTAGATACTCCCAAAGCTCTAGCTGCTGTCATTAAAATGAACCAAACCCTAAAAGCCCAGGGTTCAAAGACCGACCCACTATTCAATGCCTCAAGTGACCAAATTAAAAAGGTTCTGGAATATCAGACAATGCCTCCGGGTGGCCCTGACCGCAAACACTGGATTAATCAGAACAAGGATTGGTACACGCCACTGTCTAAGGCTCGTGAGCAGTTCTTTAGCTCCTTACCTAAAAAAGACCCTAATGCTCCCCTACCGCCCCTGGAATACCCTAGCCCCAGTAAACAGGTTGCTAAGGCTCAGGACGAGTTCTTTAAGATTACTGATAGTGCTGAACGAGCCAAGTTCCTAACTAACCACCCTGAAGTCCAGCAACAACTTGATAAGTCAGTCGAATATAACAACAACTTGCGTAGTCAGCTTGGTTACTCTGAGTTAGATACGTTCCCTAAAGCCTCGCCGCAAGTCCAGAAGTTCATAGCTACTTATAACGCCCTTCCTAAGAACGATGGCAAACGTGATGGCAGTAAGACCCGGGCTATTTGGATACAGAACCATCCTAAAGAGTGGGCAGCCATGACTCAGTACTACACCAGTGCTTCTCTATATGGTTTGGAACAAGAAGCTAGTCAGGCCCAATTTAAAGATACTGGTTTCTCGTCTAAAGGACTGGGTGAAATCACTAATCTTGCTAAGTATGATATTAAGCAGGGTAAGGATAAAAACGGTAAGCCAGTCTATGCACTTACTACTGGTCAATCCGGCGGCCAAACCTACACTGACCAAAACGGTAACACCTTTGCCGACTTAGGTCAGGCTAATGCTACTGGCGGTTCGTCTGGTTCAGGTTACTCTAGGCGGTATGGTTCAAAGTCTGGCTCCGGTAAGGGTTCATTCAATACTATTGGAATTAAGACTGCTAAGAGTTCTAAGATTACTGTACCGAAGGGCGTCAAGGTTACATCACCTAAAGCGCCAAGCTTTAAGTCTGGCACCAAGAAAAAACTATCCACCAGTAAAATACCAGTTAGCTACAAGGGCAAGAAACTCTGATACAATAAAGAAAAAGGAACATAAAAATGACAATCTCCCAATACGTCGCCGGCTGCTACTTACTCGCCACCGGTAAAACCACCACTCTGACCACTGGTACCAAGTATGACCGGATTATTGCTTTAGGTGACTATTTTCAGCGGCGGTGGGCTCGGGAGCCTGGCGTTGATTGGGCTAGTCTATACGACCCAGCCTTCTCGCTTGGCACCGTAACGGCCACCGATACCTATGACCTCGATACCTCCAGCATTAGAAAACTGTCTGACCGTGAGGGCGACACTGTGCGGATTGTCTGGAGTGACGGTGAAAACTACACCGACTATGACATTGTTGATGCCAATGCCCTCAAAGACTACTCCTATGGCGTTAATAAAGAGTCACCGATTGGTCACTACTGCGCCCAGATAGGCAGCCAGCTAGTCTTTAACCATACCTTCACGACTGATGACAGCCAGTATGGTGGTGAAATCTTTGTACCAGTCTACGGCTTCCCTGACAGCATTACTTCTGATAACCCCGATACTGATGAAGTTCAGGTAGATGACCCTGATTGGTTGGTGGCTCGCGCGGCTGCCGAGTACGTCCGTAATGACATTACCCGCCGTTCCCGTTACCCAGAACTGTTAGCTGAAGCCAATGAAATTATGGGTCGCATGATTGATGATAATTCCGGCCAAGTAGATACTGTTATCCGTCCCTGGACTCCGTTTTCGGGCTCAGGTCATGGCTCAGCGTGGTACTAGGCCATGCTCCAACCGCCTAAGTCTACCGGTAAAGACGCTGAAATCAAACGACTGTCTGTTAAAGACCATATAAATGGTGTCATTACAGTTCGTGATGATGGGCGTACCGGTATTCGGGGACTCAAGAGTTCGGGCAATGTCTGGTTGACACAGGATGGTACAGTCCGGCCTCGGCCGTCACTGGTGCGCTATGGGCCGCAACCAACCGGTAAAGTTTTAGGTGAAATCTTTGAGTTTAAGAAAGTTAGCGGTACCACTAAAGAAAACTGGCTCATCTGTATGCAGAGCTTCAGTGTTTCTCGTAGTCCTTCAGCTTCACAATCACCATCCAGTTCAGCCAGCCCCAGTTCAAGTATCAGCGCATCGGTTTCACCTTCTGTTAGCCCGAGTGCCAGCCAGTCGGCTTCACCTAGTTCATCAGTTAGCCCATCTAGCTCAGTCTCAGCCTCAGCCAGTCCTTCGCTCAGCCCTAGCTCCTCTAGGAGCCCGTCGGCCTCCACTAGTCCTTCAAGCAGTGCTAGTCGCTCAATATCACCCTCAGCTTCGGTGTCACCATCGGCTAGTACGTCGATTAGTCCAAGCGCTTCGCTATCTCCTAGCTCTTCTACCAGCCCCAGTAGTTCTGCTTCTGCCAGTCCCAGTGCTCCGATTACTGGCTACGCCCAGATATTCGTAGCCAAACCAGAGGACACCGTCTGGACGGCCGTAACCGGTAAATATTTTGATGATGACGCTAAGGCTCACTTCTTCCAGATTGGCGGTAAGGTCGTCATCTTAAACGGTTCAGATAACCTTAGTTACTATAATATCTCCACCAATGTAGTTGTGCCATTTACAACTGTTTCTACTCCCGGAGCCCCGACGCTATCTGCCAATAACGTCGGCACAGGTAGTGTCGGCACGATTACCTACCGTGTTACCTGCAACTCCACCGTTGGCGAAACGGCTGCTTCCAGCGCCCTATCAACCACTGTAGATACTGACCGTGACCTCTGGAAACCGCCGAGTGCTGGCGGTACCGATAGTATCGTTATAACTTTCCCGACGGCTCCCGCTAACGCTGTTTCGTGGAATGTTTACATGGGTACTGTCACTGGTTTTGAGTACCTTATAGCCAGCAGTCTGCCAATTAGTTCGACTACTTTCACCGATGACGGTAGCTTTGCCCAAGACACAACCAGACTTTATCCGACGACCAATTCGACAGCTGGGCCTCGAGCAACTAGGGGTGCCAATATTAGTGGCCGAGCGTTCCTAGTCGGCGATGTTGATAATCCTTACTATGTCTGGAATGGTGGCGACCCCGGCAATGAACTAGACTTTAGCCCAGCCAATGGTGGTGGTTGGTCACTAGTTAACAACGGCGGTAAGGAATTGCCACAACGGGTAGTCCTGCACCGTGACGGTAAAGGCACAGCTTTAATTAAGGTCTATTGCTCTGGCACTAAAGGTAAACGTTTCTCGATGACACCCGACCAATTAACAGTTGGTAATACTGTTATTACTTTCTATGATGTGACTGAAGACGAGGGTGAAATGGGAACCAATGCCCCCGATGCCATGCTCTACTACAACAACTCATGGTACTACCCATCAAGTGAGGGTTTTGAGACCGATGGTACGCTACCACAACTTCAGAACGTCCTAACTAGTCGTAAGGTTAGTAATACTATTCAGGACAGTATCGCTAACCTCAATCAATCAGCTATGGATGGCGCTTGTGGCATGATATTTGACGGTCGTTTGTTATTCGCCGTACCAGTAAACTCCGATACTAACAACGAGATTTGGGTGCTCGACCTTGACCGTAAGGGAGCTTGGATGAAACCCTGGTCGATTGCTGCCGATTGGATGTTTGTTATTACCGACAACTCTGGTAATGTCCACCACCTTGTCCTATCTAATAACACTATCTACGACCTCAGCTACTCCTCGCTAACGGCCGATGATGGCAAAGCTATTATTACCAATGGTCAGTCTGGTCAGATTTACTTCTCCGACGATAAGCGTATGTGGGCGCAGTTACTACAAGTCATCTTCGTAGTCTTGAGGCCGCAAGGTGAAATGACCTTCCAGATGACTGGTAAAACTGAAGATGCCAGTGTGACTGGATTGGGCGAACCTACTACATTTATTGCTAGTGCATCCTCGACGGTCGCCGGTTGGGGTGAAGTTAATATGCCAATCAAGGGGTGGGGACGTCACCGTTGGAGCCAGACTACACTCGTACCGACTAGTACCACTGAAGCTACCCAAGATATACCAATCGAAGTCGACGAGGAAGTTCAATGGGCGACTTATGCCTGGTCATCTAGTAAAGTCGGTGTTGATTACGCTATCTCAGACATTATCTATGAATATATTGAAACCGGCGTGAAAGATTTACAATAATAAAATTACAATGGTATGATAAAGGAAAATAGGAAATAAAAAATGTCAGCATCAACAGGCGACAAAATAACAGATACAAGAAATGCTGCTCGTCCGAATTCGGCTCGGGCAACCGGCACTCGTTCAGCCGGTGGCACATCCTTAGCTTGCGATAGTTTAGCTGGTTGGCCGACCGCTTCTAAAGTCCACTTTGTTACTTATCAAATTGACTCAAACTCTGACCCTGTAGCCGGTACTCAACTTGATTGTTATGGTATTGTTTCCGGCAACAGCATTACTTCGTTTACGGTGGTTGACGGCAGTGATACGGGTAACTCAGTCGGCGATGTTGTTGAAATGTTACCAACGGCTGCGTGGGGACAAGACCTTGCTGATGCCCTGACTAGTACACATAACCGTTCTGGTGGACTTAAATCAGGCCTAACTATTACCTCCCCAACATTGGTCACGCCCACAGTCGATACCCTCACGGTTACGAGCGGCACAACTTTACCGGCCGGGGATATTGGCACAGCCGACATTGCTGCCGGAGCCATTACCCAAGCCAAGCTTAATACAGCCACTGGTGAACTTGGTGGTGCCTGGCAATCTTATACTCCGACTCTGACAAACATTACTCTTGGTAACGGAACCGTTACAGGCACTTATTCCCAGGTAGGGAAAACGGTAACAGTAACAGTTAAGTTTGTTATGGGTAGTACAAGCGTAATGGGTTCTAATCCAACTGTTTCGGTTCCCGTAACTGCGGCTGCCAAATATTCGACTGCTCACATGGTAGGAACGCTTTACATGGAAGACTTGGCTAATGCTGCTTATTTCGGATTTGTAGAGCTAAACAGCACTACAACACTCCTCCCACGCAGCGCCTTTATTTCAGGCACAAAACTAGCTGACGCTGGCTTTAGTGCCACCTCTCCGTTCACTTGGGGTACTGGGGACTATTTCACCTTTACGGTTACTTATGAGGCTGCCTAATAAGGAGTAGATATGGCGACTGCAACTGAAGCGACAGACATAGCCGTTCTCAAAACTAAAGTAGAGAATATCGAAAAGGTTATGGTGAGAGTTGAACAGAAGATTGATGCTCAAACAGATTTGTACGTTACTCGGACGGAGTTCAACGAGTTTAAGCAAAGGTGGTTTTTCTCACACACGCTGGCGGCAGTTGCTGGCTCCGTAATTACCGGTTTAATAGTATACTTCCTAACACACCATCAATAAGGAGACAAACATGATTACTTTCCATGATATAAGTCAATGGCAAGGTTCGTATAATATGGCTGGAGACGGCGCACCCGTCATCGGTATTAAGATGTCTGGCGGTGATGCTGGGCTGTACTACGACTCTAAAGCCTCACAAAATTATAACAACGCTGTTAATGCTGGCAAGGTAGTGATTGGTTATCACTTTGCTGGCGGGACTGACCCAGTAGCTGAAGCCGACTTCTTTGTCCGAGCAATGAGTCCCTTAGCTGAGAATGATGTATTATGCCTCGACTGGGAAGTCCACCACGCTACGCCCGTTCAGTGGTGTGTGTCGTTTATGAACCGTGTCCATGACAAAACAGGTGTCTGGCCACTAATCTACATGAACACCAGCACTTGTACTAGTTACGACTGGAGCCCGGTCTTAAAGAACAGCGCCCTATGGATTGCCGATTACCGCTTCACGCCTAGTCAGGACGTACCGTGCGGCCACCCATATATAGCGCATCAGTACACCTCTACCCCGCTAGACACCGACGCCCTGTTCATAGACATCGCTACCCTCAAGAAGTACGGCTACCACGCCCCAGTTGCACCCGCTCCTGCACCAGCTCCCGTACCGCTAAACACTCCCAGCTCGTCTGTAAGCCCGTCTAGTAGCGTTTCGGCCTCTACCAGCGCTTCAAGCTCTGCAAGCCCGTCAGACAGCCCAGAATTGGCTCTGGAGAAACAAAACAATTCTCTACTTCAACAGCTATTAAGCCTCGTAATGAGTTTAATAGATAAAATAACTAGTATCTTCAAATAAGGAGAAACAAAAATGAACGTATTAGCTCTAGCCCAAGCCATTGTTAAGTGGCTGTCCGGTAAGAAAACCTATCTCACTGGTATCGCTGCGGTGGCTACTGGCCTCGCCAATCAGGACTGGAACCTAGTCTTCGTCGGTCTGAGCGCCATCTTCCTGCGCAACGGTATCGCCAAGCAGTAACCCCGCCGCAAACATCAAATCAATATAATACTGATACTTATCAGGTGTTGGTAGTGTGGGTAAATCTTCCATACTATTGTTGATAGATTCCATTAAGTTCTTCTTTCATTTCATCCAACATTGTTTTGAGTTTATCCTTACGACCATTTTCTGTTCGGACTACAGTTAGTTTGTCGCCGTCCCTAATTAAATCAACCTCATCTGCAATTATTTGTGGTCTTTTATAAAGAGTCTCTTCTAACCATTCTATTTCCTCTCTTAATGAAGCTGCTCGTTTTTTCTGGGATTTAGTTAGTTTTTTCTTGGCTGCTTTCCATTCACTCATACTATTCCTCTATACCCGCAGCACGTTTAGCGGCCTCCATGCTGTGCCTGAAGACGAATCCGACGTATCCTGTGGTGCTGGCGTCGCCCTTGTTTGGTATGGGTGGTTTACCGCCCAGTTCTTTAAGAAAGCGGCTGTACCACTCTTGGCCGGTCATTAAAGCTTCAACCCTATCTTCGTAATTTGGCCGACCTTCTAGTCGTAAGTCAGCAAATTTAGCATAGTTACCGTCACCGAGTTTAAAATAGCCCTCATCTTTAAAGACTGATTTAATCAGAGCTATGGCATTAGCTGCATTTAATTCAGTTATTTCGTTATCTGCTACGGGGCCAATAGTTTTGAGTATCTCTCTTAGCTTATCGTCTAACATGGTTCCTCCCACAGCTTTAATTGATTCGATTGTTCTAATAACATTCTGCCTATCTCCCGTCTTAGAATTGATGCCTCTAGTTCATGAAACTCTAAACTATAGTTCCAACTTTTTACTATTTGTTCTATTGGCGGATTCTTGCCGCCCCACATTTCACTCATCAGCCTTAGGACTCCAAGTCGCTAACTTCTGCCCGCTATCGCACTCGGCGCAACCACTGAGAGGACGCTCGCCGCACAAGTCATCATCTACAATAATTGAGTGACAGTGGCACATACAGGGATTCTCTGGTCTTGCTGGGCAGCTCATATATCCCCCTTAGTCATGGTATAATGGTTGTAGTAAGAATTGTCAGACTTTGGGCTGACCACTGGCGAGCCTCTTCGGAGGCTCTTTTTAGTACCCAAACGTGCAGGGCGCAGGGCATTGGCTGGCCTAGAATGCGGCAATCCTTGCGAGTAAGATTTGCTCCGCCTTTTTTAAGGGCGTCGCCTCCAATGTAGTCCCTGCGCTCTATTCGCTTAGTCATTCTTTTCTTCCTTTATGTGGTATAATATTCATGGGTACTAACCAGTCGTGACAAGACTTTGAAACCTCCGTTATGCGGGGGTTTTTAGCGTCCTTTAGCATTCTTGCTCGCCTCTCTTTGCATACGGTCTGCGGCACTCTGCTGTGATAACCCCGTGCTCGCCAGAAGCCATGTTCTGAACCTTGCTCGTAGGCTTCCCATAGAGCTGCGTGATATTCTTTTGGTAATTCGTATTTCTGGACAATATTATCGATTGTTTCTGCTATGTTACCCATCTTGGCCTCCCTTATATTCCCCTTGACAGCTTTGGTGCGTAACTCTGCTACTTTCAATGTAATAGGCTACGTCATTAAACGGCCAGAGGTCGATTGGCTCGCCGCACTTGGTACATTTCTTGGGGGGCTGCTGTTTTTTAAACTGCCGTTTCCAGAAGTCTTGATTTGAAGTCAGGCTGCTAACGTCTAGCTCGGCTTTCTTGACCGCAGCATTTATTCGCTTAGTTTCGGCCTCGACATCTATCTTTTCGATTTCAAGCCACTTCTGTAGCGTTGCTTTTAATGAAATCATTTCTCCCCTTTATATTTAAGAAGTAGTTGCTTAACTTGGTCTAGGCAGTCATTAAAGCCACGAGAATATTTAGTCCAGTACATATAATTGTCGGGGTTTTGTGTAGTTCCTCTTGTTTGTTTAGACATTTCTGGCAACTCAGCCAACACTTTATCTATCAGGTTATTGTGAGAGGCGGCTATGAGGTGCATGATTTCGTCTATTGCTTTATCAGTTAGCTCTATGCAGCAGAACGAGTCCCATAGTTCATCGCCAAACCAATGAATATCGAAATAGTCGTGGTCGCCTTCTCCAACTTTCGGGCCAATCTTTCTTAGCTGTTCTCGTAACTGGTCTGGCCCTGATTGGGGCGGATTTGAGTTAACTCCGTGTTGGCTATTCATCTGAGGCCTCCAAGTCGTTAGCTGCATCGTCAATTCCAAGCAGCAAATTAATGCGATATATATCGTCTTTTGTCCAGTTGGTTGGTAAATTGTCGTACTCTACCTCTACTTTAGTAGCTCCAATATCTTTCAAAATGTCCTCAGCCATCTTGAATAATAGGTTCTTAATGGCCACCTCGGTCCCGTATATTTCTTGTTCGTGCTCAAACCATTTAACTGTTTGTAAATCTACCTTACCCATTACTGTCCTTTCCAGTTTGTTTAAGCTCGGCTATGCGGTTATCTATCATAGTGCGATTAAACTCGTCGGGGATAAACTGTTTAGCCATCTCAAGTTCTTCTATCTTTGCCCGTGTTATATGGGTATGAAGAGCAGCCAGGGTTTTGTCTTGGTAGGTTTCGCCTTTTCTGGCTAGTGCGGTTCCGTCATCTGCTTGTATCTGGTCACGAAAACGGTTGAGTATTTCTTCAATCTCTTTATCTGATTGTGTGGGGGGAGATTGGGGCGACGTAATCGTATCCTCGGTTTGGCTTAAGTCTTCTAACCTCATGTCGTTACCTCCTTGCTAGGCGTTCAGCCCGCTGCTTAGCGTTATACCCTCGACCTTGCTTCTTGGCGAAGTACATATAATTGTCATCCGTGACTATTGCTCGATGGTCAGAACACAAGCTCCAATAATCACCGTTTGGTAACGGTACACCAGAACTAGGCCATCGTTGACAGCCTCGCAAGTCACACGAACTATCAGGACACTTCTTTGGGTCTGGCCAATCCAACACGCTAAATGCATGTTCTAAAGCAGATAGACCACCTGTGCTGAGACTAGGCGGACGCTTAGCAGCACCATCGAACCGATATGCAAATTGCCATACCATGTCCTCTAAAGCCTCACGTAGGTTATCGGCCTCATGTCCTAGTGCTTTGGGTGTCGCTGAGTCCTGCGAACTGCCCGCTTTGTCTATAGGAGAGGATGGGGTACTGTCCAGCACTTCATTGACAGCTTCCATATCTATAGGCTTGATTAGTTTTTTCTTACTCATTTTTTCCTCCAAATCTACTATTCACTTGCTCCATTACTTCCTCGATTGCCTGTGTATAGCCGTCCATCATCGCTTCGTTGTGAACATCTAATCTTGTATAGTCAGGCTGTCCGCCTTTTAGAATGTCGAGCATTTGTTCTCTAGCCCAAGCTAATACTACTTTGTCGAGCATTATCAGCTGGTCGTGAGTAAATTCTTCCCACAGGCCGCTTTCCCAAAACCTGTCACGTAGGCTATCTAGGGTTTTATTATGTTCTGGTTGGGGTTGCGTCATGGCCATACTCGCTTACCTTTAGCTTGCTTCTTGGGCTTGGGTGCAGCTCGCACTACCTCTGTCTTGACGTTCTCAACCGCCCAGATTATGTGCCGAGCGAAATCATCTACAGTTCGTTCAAAGCGCATCATGGCATCATGATTGTCCTCAAAACTGGGGTACATACTGGCTGTGAGGTGGCAAAGTTCGTGAACGAAGGTAGCCTCAAGTTCCTCATCGCTCAAACCACTTAATACGGGCATATAAAAGGTTATGGTGGCGTGACTGTATTTAGGGTCAGCGTGGGTTTCGGCAGCCACCCCGTCGTTTCCCGGCTGGCGCTCATTTGAGTAAGTAAACTCAGTTCGCCACCAGCCCCAACCGCCAGCGTGATACCACTTCTTAATCAAGGATTGAAGCCTTTTCTTGGTATGGTTATATTCTTGGTCTGTCATTTAAAGTGGACTCCAGAATACTGGGCAATCTTCTTTGTGTGGCTCTGCGTCATTGGCTGAGCAATAGGGGCAAGTTACTTTAGTCATATCATTTTCCTAACTAGGCTATTAAATCTTCCGGCGGCTCAGGGTGCAGCAAGTACAGGTTACCGGCTTGGTTGCCACCAGCTGTAGGTGTCGCTTCGTCTGGCGAATCCGCAAAAATATCAAACCTCTGTATAGCTACTAAAGCAATGTACCGCCGCATATCAAACTTATGCTGGTGGGAGATATGCTCGTTAGTGGGGAATTGTTCGGTCATAGCTTTATTCCATTCTTGAGGTCTTTGCCGTTGTAGCAAATCGTATCTCCGTGCCAGAACTTGGGGTAATTCACTATAATCTCGTCATCCGTATAGCCACGAACGGTGCAACGGCTGTAGGCGTTGATGCTCACGGAAGTGAACATGCCGAAGCACAGCAGCCACAGAATTAACCAAACGGCTACTATGCCCGCCACAATAATGCCCACTAGAATGCCCGCACCCTTCGCTAGCTCGCTTGGCTTAGCGACTTGGTTGCCACCAGCTTTTAGGCTAGTTGTATCTTGCAAATCCGCCACGTCACACCTCCTCTTTATATAGTTCAGGCCAACATTCATCTGGACTGTAGTCTCGGCCATCTTCTGGATTATTAGGGTTCATTACGACATCCTCCCTCTATGAGCATAAAAATGTGGCCAGCACCGCACTCCATCAGGACTATTAGCAGAATTAGGACAGCCAGTTATACATTTCATAGTTCCCTCAGTAACATTCCACACTCGGTACAAAACTCTACTTGAGCGTCTTGGTTAATCTTTGGTTTGTGAATGTGAATAACTATACCTTTTTTAGGCATTTTGGGCTTTCTTGCGGCGGCTAATCGTACCGCCTTTGCGACCAGCTATACTCGCTAGTTCACGATTGGCGTAAAATCCACCTGTGCGACCCTTTTGCCCACCTTTCGTTCCAATTAGTTTATAAAAATCCTTACCGTACTTTTTCTTGTTAGTTTTGGCAGCTTTTAAGCCGCCGATTTGGGTTCCGGGCATCTCCAATCTCCTTTAACATTACTGGTTTAGTGTAGCACATGGTAGAGATTGTTGTCAATAGTAGACGGGTATTTTGCAGCTGGTACCAGGGGCGGCCAGCTTGTTTTTCTTAATCGTACAGGTAACTTTGTGACCGACCTGAACTTTGTCTTTGACGATTTTGTCGGCGGAAGTAGTGCTGAGCTTAACCCGGATGTCGCAGGAGTGCATCCAGGCCATGCCACCGGGAGGTTGCTCGGTAGCGTACAGGCCAATCGGCGGTCGATACTGGTTAAGAGCTACAAAGGCTGTCTTGCTGGTAGACAGTAGCGGCCTAAACTTAACTACCCAATGCTTGAGTAATAGTGCGAATAGGCCAATGCTGCGTTCACCAACCTCGGCTGTCTCAACGCTGAGTGGCGTGAGCATCGCCAGACTGTCTAAAATGATTACATCATATTTGCCTACCGAGCTTAATAGAAGCTCACAGACACGTTCTAGCCTCGAATCGGCCACATACTCAATATTGGCGGTATTAGCGCCCAGAGCGGCCACACGAGCCTCATTTAGGCTGTATTCAGTGTCCACGAACAATACTTTCTGGTCTTGACTGAGGTTGGCCATCAGCATGGTGGCTAGGTAGGTCTTCCCAACGCCTTCACGCCCCCAGATTTCAGTTATCCGGCCTCTTGGGAAACCACCCCCGATTAGTTCATCGAGTTCAGTACCGCTCGGTACAAACTGTTCGGTGGCTTTGTCGCTGAGTTTAATTATTTGCGGGTCGGTCTTCATGTAGCAGCCTCTCTTGTGCGTAGCACCATTCTAAGTATTCATTAGCAGCGTCTATGACTTGTAGTAAGTCTTCTCGTTTTAATCGGTAGTCTTTATTCTCAGCAGCCAGATTGATTAGGCTGTTGGCGGTGCCATCGCCGTACTTGTAGTCCAGCGCTTTGTGATAGGCAGCGTTGTTACCACTCAGCCACTTGTTGCATCTGACACACTGGTCGTTACAGTTCTCGTCAGAGTAGCGCAGAAACAGATTGCCCCGACCAACAAAGTGACCAATGTTATCCTGTTTACCCCAGCGCCACCTCTGCTTATCTTCATCGTACCACCGCACCGTGTAAACCTTGTCGCACGATATACAGGGGGCTTGCCACTCGATGTTACCAACCATTTCAGCGTCACGCAGTCTAACATAGTGTCCAAACAGAGCGTCAGCCTTGCGTCTCAGCGCTGTAATTGTCGGCAAAGCCTGTTTCTTAGGCTTGGCTTTAGCCCTTAATGTCGCCTTTGCTTTTAAAGGAGTTTTAGCTCGTAATGGTTTATTGGTTTTCATATTGTGCAAGCTTCTTTAATAGTTTTCTACGCTGCTTCCGTTCTTTTTTAAATCCAGTCTGTACACGCCATAGGCGCACAGCCAGTCTCCAGCCATATTCTCTATATATTCTTAAAAAATACTCCAGTGAATGAAGTTTATTGGGTTTAACTTTTAGAATTTTCATCTTGGGTTCCCCAACGAGCTTCATGTGCCTTACGGGATATTTCCTTGCGCCGTTCGGGGCTGAGGGCAGCGAAGCCACCCGTACCCTTATATTTAAGTCGAGATTTCTTTTGCCATTCACGCCGTTTAGCAGCCAGGGCTTCTTTAGAGCCGTACTTGGCAATCATGGCCTTTTCTCTTTTGTCTGTAGATTCTGTCATGGCTAAAATGGTATATCTGCTGGGTTAATTTCGTGGTCGTCTGGCATTTCGTGGACAGTGTCTAGCTTAACCCCACTCGCAACGGGGTCAGGTAGGACATCATCTTCGACATAATCTTTCAGCCATTTACCTTTAGTAGCGTTGATGAGGTCGATTTTGTCTGCCTCGGCTACACCGTCTTTTGGTGGCTCGGTGCTGTTCTTAACGGGTGTAACTAAATAGCTAGTGTCCTGTAAGCCAGAGCCTTCACGCTTGATTCTAACGTCAAAGCTGGTTGGTTCCCCCCAGTCTTCGACTAGTGCTGCCAGTTGGCTGTAAACACTAACACCAGCGTTGTAGACCTGAGCTTTCTTCAGGTCGTGGTTATAGACTACCCAAGCGTAGCGTGGCCGGTCACCTTCTTTATAGACAGTGATGGCTGGTTCGCTCATTACTCGCAGACGATACGAATCGCCGTCTTTAAGTTTTAGGTACAGGCCGTCGCCTGAGCCTTCTGGTTGATGTTTGCTGTAAATACTCACTTTAATGCTCTCCAATCTCTTTCGTTAATTTCTAATGGTCTCAGTTCGTCTATCGGGACTGCATAACAGATTATTTTGCCGTTGGTCTCCTTTGGATACTTCTTAATTTGTTTAGCACTCAGATAGTATGGTTGGCTGCCCAAGGCGGGAGATTTGGTGAAAACAATCTTGTTATGTTCACCAACCTTGTGAGCAGCCAACAACACTCTCTTATCATGGTAACGGGGAGCCCAAATCTCAAAGTAGTTAGTCGGCGTATATTTACTTAGTAACATTATCCTTTTTCCATTTCTCGTATAGTTTTATTGAACAGGGCTCACCATCGTACCAGTAAGGATTCCACTTTTCTTTGGCCATGAAACCGTTTTCGTGGTCGCCGCAGGTACAGGGTGGCAGGGTCTTGAGTGTCCAGTGAGCGTTAAGCTTATTCCAAAAGTCCAGCACTTCTTTTTCCAGTTCGTCGCTCCATAGGTACTGGACTTCAATCATTCTTAATGTGTCCTTTTCAATATTCAGGGTACGGGCTTCAGTTAGTTCCGGCAGGTTGTCTAACCATGTCGGCTTAACTTCCTCAGCCTGTAACCGCCTAATAATCAGCATATAAGTACCGAGCTGCATTTTATGGAAGTAACTGGGACTGTGAGCAAAGTTGAAGTTCCGGCTATTTCTAGTTTTATAATCGTATAGGATTAAGCGGTCATTCATGAGGATTAGGTCATCAAAGTGGCCTCTGACCATCAGTTCCTCGTCTTGCAGCTCAACTTCACTCGCAATTGAAAGTCCAGCTGCTTTAGTAATGGCTTGCATCCAGTCGTGGAATAAATGACCAGCCGTGAATACCCGTTGTTTACGGGCAGCGTCCTCAGCCTCAACGTACGGCACACCCAAACGCTCAAAGATGAGTTTACGCATACAGTAACCAGCGCTGCTACCACTCCAGTAATCACCGTAGTCACGCTTTTTAGCGGCTTCGGCCAGTAACCATGCGTCTACTGCCGGTCTAAGTCCAGTGTCAAATAATGACATTATTCATCATCCTCAGAAGCTCGTCTAATCTCGTAATCATCGTCTGCTGATGTCATGCTCGTAGTATCTCCGGCCAATCAATTGCTAGGTGGTAGGGAAACCAATAGGTGTGGCCAAAAAACCAAGTAGCTCGATATTCCTCACTAATTTGGGTAACTTCAATAGACATCGCTGGCCTCGAACTCTTCCTGTGAAGCCTGAGCCTCAGCCTTGCTGGTGTGCAGATTCAGGGCGTCTAAGTCGTTACGGTCAATGTCAGCCTTTAAGACTTCGGCAAGGCTAGTCCCTTCCCAATAATTCATCATTTCGATGGCCCGCTCGATTAGCAGGGTATTAGCTTCGACACTCATTCCACACCTCCTTTATTACAGTTTCAGTGTAGCACATGGCTTAATGTGTGTCAACTAAATTTTCTTACGCTTAATCTGCTTCCGCCACCATTTGACTACGGGGCTGTCTTCATCCACCATGACAGTCTCCTTTAATAAAAACAGAGGCCGGATGGAGTTCCGACCCCTGTAGGCTTGTTTTGGCAGTGGCTCAAGTGTACCTGTAGTAATGATTGCCACCAATAGCTAGTCCAAAAGTTACTCCCCAGAACCCATCGAACTAACTGACCCCTACATTACACCGATAATCACATGGCTTCAGTAATTTTTCTTATTGACACTCTGTGATATTATTCATGTAACTATTTGACTCACTGACATGAAACAAATAGCCAGACATAAAGAAACGGCCCCGTAGGGCCGCTGACTCATGACATTACACCAAATGTAGCGCACGAGAATCTTTTTGTCAACATGGGATACGCTCGTAGAGAGGTGCAACTCCTCAACACACTCCCCTTAACGACTCCCGATTTGTGCGGCAACGGACTTGGACGGGATAGGAATGGACGAACGTATGGCCAGCAATTAGGGTAAGCTGGACTGTCACCTCGGCACACTGCGGGAATGACACTCCCCTACTTTCTCAGAAGCTTCTGGGGGGTAGGGGGGGCTGTACCCTCAAGCTACTACAAGAATGAGGATTTTAAGGAGGTTAGAATGAAGTTACCACATCCATTTAAGTGCAGTAAGTGTGAGTACATTGGAAAAAACAAAGCAGATTTAAATCAGCACTGGTTAGACCATTAACAGTCTTGCAGGCAGTGATATAATAGAAGCACTAAACGAGGAAACAACTAGCAAGCACTCCCTAGCCCTGTACTCAGCTTGTGTACGATGCCACTCCCCAAGCTCGAAGCTTTAATCGCCCTAGTAGTATTCCTCACCCCGCACTCAATTACTACTCCGCACGAAGTCTCCGCTCAAACTCCGAAACTTATTAAACCTGTCTCAACAATCCAAGAAGTGAAGCTGCCAGCCACACCCGCTAAACTAGACAGTGTAGCCCCGCCAGCTCCAGCTGTAACTGTTTCCGGTTGTGGTGACAACTTCTACGCCAACTATATTTATACTCACGAGTCCGGCTGCAACACCAGCGCTCTGAACTCCATTGGCTGTTACGGTATCGGTCAGGCATGTCCGGCTTCTAAAATAGCTCAGTGTGGCGCTGATTACGCCTGTCAAAATGCCTGGTTTACCCAGTACGCTATCTCAGCCTATGGTGGCTGGGCTGGAGCGTACAATCACTGGGTTAACTACCACTGGTGGTAGAAAGGAAGCCATGAAACGTAAAGACATTCCATTCAAGTTGTACTTTGAAAAGCTGGAATCAGACCCCCGCTAACATCCACAGAAGTAGCTGGTAGCTAATCTCCCAGAGTGCCAGCACGATACCCAAGTACAAACCCAGATAAATAGCGTGTTTCACGGTGTACCTTTCATTAAGTTAGCGGCGTGGTGGAATAAATCAATTTCTTCAGGTAATAAGTTAGCCAAGTGTAAGGCTGTGTAGCCAATAGCCGCTGTGACCGCCACAGGGTGCTTCTCCAGCGCTTTATCTACGCCATGCGACAACATCTCGCCCTCGGGGCATAAAAGCTCGTACAAGGCCACAGAAGCGCCCAAAACAGCCCACGCCCGTTTAGCCGTCATTTCCGGCCGGATGTAGTACTTAAACACCCCCTGCGCCCCACCGACAAAAGCTAGGGCGTAAGTCTCTAGCATTTCGTTGTCTATTTCACGGATTTTCATAGTCAGTCTATTTGCTATACTTGGCTTCTATGCACTGTTCTTATCCGCACCCGCACCACTGTTCATACGCTTCTTGAGGATGCGAGTCAGCCTGTAAACGATTAAATCAATCATCTCGTTAAGCTCCTCAGCCTCTAGCTGTTCATCGCTCAAATCCCAGATATTACCGCCATGCTCGATAGCGCCTTGCTCATACTTCGGCTCGGCAAACCGCTCAAGCAAGAAGATTAGTTGGTGAAAGTGTTGGTGTTGTTCCTCTGACATTTGTTTTTTAGACATAGTTTGGTTTCTCCCGTTTAATTGGTTTACTTTCAGTGTTATAGGCCATACATAACTCCCCTGTTTCCTTATTAAAGTTATTACATTGCCAGCGCTTAAACTTACCAACTCTAGTTGAACGTGTGCCTGATGGCTTGAAGTTGGCGGCCGACCCGACACAGACCCGACAACCATTTGGGAAGTCAGCGATGTTAGCCATGTTGGGGTGTGAGGCATCCCACGGTCGCATTTTTAGATAGACTTTTTCTAGCAGCTCAACATCACGGTCACAGTAGCGGCGCATATACTTCCAAGCGTCCATATCGCCAGCCATGCATTTACGCCACAAATCAGCATCAGTCTTATGCTTCTTGCCAAAGCCAAAGTATTCACCTAAGTCGTCCAGTTTATTAGAAGTGAAACTAAACGACCTGCGAGCCATTAGTTTAGTGTCCACTTGTTGATAAGGCACTGGCGGCGGCATACCGTGTAAAATCATGCGAGCCTGTGCTTTCTTCTGGTCAAAGCTATTGCCATTATGTGCTACCACCACATCAGCCTCAGAGAATAACCGGTGCAACACCCTAACCACCTCATAATCGTTGGTCGGCTCTTTTTTATACAGTTTGTAGTCTGGCAAAGCGATAGACACAGTGCGCTTGCGCTCACCCAGCCAGCGGTAAGAGAAGCATAGGATATACCAGTCCTGTATGCTCCAAACTAAGTTCTGTTCGTATTTACCCCAGACTGTGCCAACTATTGGGGCCGTCTCAATGTCGTAGATAAGGATTTTAGGTTTCATGGTCAAACTCCACTGTGAGGGCTATTATCATTTGTTCAAGTGAGGGCTTTGGTAACGGGTTTAAGTGCGGGTCATCGTTCTCAATACATTCACACCTCTGTTCTATAAATTTATCTCTAAAGGCTTTCTCTAGCTCTGTCTGATATTTGTAGGCGTAATAAAATAGGTGGTGGCCTACACTCCGGCGGCGTTTCTCTGGTAAGGGGCAGGCTTCACACTGATTCATGCAAGCCCCGACCATTTCAGTCCTCACTCCACTTAAACCACTCCGGGTCGTCATCGTCCTCTATTTCGTCATCTTCAACCTCATCTGGCTTACCAAGATTATCTAAGGCTTTATCTAGCTTCTCTCGTTCATTAGTAAAATATTCTTCGACCTCGATTTCATCAGGGTACTGACGCCGATACTCAGGAAATTTGTAGCCCAGTAATGTTTTAATCAAGTCTTCAGCGTTAAATATCATAAAACTAACTGGTTGTATCTCAGTCTTGTCCTCTATTTCTACCTCAATATCTTGAACATGTTGGACGTAGTTGAAGTTTTCAAAAGGTTCATAAAAGGTATTAATTAGTGTTCTCAGATAATCAAACTGAAGCAGGACGCCCCCGGCGTAGCGGTCAATTATAGGGCTGCGTCTGTCCAAGTGGTCGAAGTCCCGAAAACTGTAATCTTCAGGCCTCATCATCAGCCTCTAGCGGTGCTTCAATCGCTTCAACATTGATAGGCACGCCATCAATAAAATCATCATGCTCAGGCATAGGGACATAACGTGTGACTTCAGTCGCATAGCAATAACTGAACTCATGAGGAGATTTTTCCATCACTTGCCTCAAGCCCTAGAATGACCATATTGGCGAATAACTCCTCAAGCAAGGAGTCCATAGCCTTATATACACTCTGATAATCGTTTGATAACTGACGGTCAAGTCCACTGGTACGCTCGACTCGGCTTTTGAGATTGACCCAAGCCGGATGTAAGCCTTGACAACTAGCGATTAAAAACTCACTACGCTCAAGATTTGGTAGGGGGAGTAAAGCGGTAGGCTCTGTAGCCTCATGGGGAGTTGGCATGATTTTTTATCTTCCAAATTTATTTATACACCTAACCCCTAAAAGCGCAAGCACAACGTGTTATTTATCACGCTTAACCTTTACAGGTTGTGCTATATATGAGTTGAATAGCTAGGCCGGTAGTTATTAGCACCTAACACAATTCAGTACGCTAGGAACTTACACACCATCTCACAACAACCCTCTTTTGAAACTTTTTTGCTTTTAGTGTCCGGCCACACTCCCCTGAAACTAAAGAAGCGCCAGCAAGATAAAATAATATCCCGCCAGCGCTCCAATTATTACACCAATTGCAAT